GTACCTGGCTTAGGCGTAATACGCTTAGCTAAGTACGCGTCTATGGGTTCAGCGCTTTGTTTCCCGATGGAAGCAATGGTCTTTACGACCATAATCTTCTTAGGGATCCAAAAAGCGCTCAACACATCACTTACCAGAGAAGATATAAAATCCTTCTCTGGGTCGGTGCGTGTCTATGGGGACGATCTCATTGTCCCCATTGGACAGGTGCGTACAATCGTTCAGGAACTCGAACATTTCGGTGCTCGAGTCGGCCTGAGCAAGTCCTTCTGGACTGGAAAGTTCAGAGAGTCTTGCGGGAAGGAATATTATGACGGAAGGGATGTTTCGATATCCCGTGTACGTCGTGATATTCCGACCACGATTGCAGACGCTACTGAGGTGATCTCGACAGTCTCTCTAAGAAATCAGCTGGCGGAAGCTGGCTATTTCCCGAAGACTGTTGAGTGGCTGGATAGCCGACTAAGGAAAATACTTAAGTATTTTCCCGAGGTCGGTCCAGACTCCTCAGTGCTGGGCAGAGTTTGCCGCTATGTCACAGTTACCGAATCCCCTTCCGGTACTGTGAGTAAGTGGCATCCCACCTTGCACACCCGTTTAGTTCGCGGGTATTACGTGCACGGTCGACCCCCGACTGATCCAGTCGGGGAGTCGTCTGCCCTTCTCAAATGCCTCTTAAGGCTAGAGTCTCGTTTTCCAACAGGGGTTGTCAGAGTGGATACTGACTTACTCCCCTGTTACGAGCCTAGCCCGTCTTACGATCTAGATATAGATCGTGAGGCTTCCTTACGGATGCCATCCGTGAGTCAAGATGAGAAGCATTTGGAACGTTCTGGACGTCCCAAGCGCGTCAGCATCAAGCTTGGATGGCGACCAGCCCTTTGAGTGAGGCTGGTGGGACTTACTTGTCCCGTGGGAGAAGCCTTTGTTCAGGAATTCAACATTTAAAAATGTGTGGACCATTCAATGTCCACACTCATGTTGATCTGTGTTCCGCTCTCTAGTGATAGAGAATGGATTCACNGCCTGATGTATGACG